AAACAAAGCCATGTGCTCATCTTGACGGATGCCGGAAAATGGACAGGAAACGTAGTGGCTTTACCCAACAATCGAGTGCGAGTCACCAGCCCGGCGTATTGGGTGACCGGAGAGGGAGCGCCCGATTTTCGACCCAGCCAATGGATTCATTGTGCGGAGCAAGACGATTCGTACATGGACCCCGAGGTGACTTTTAACAACTTGTATAAGGAGTAGTGAAATGGCAAAAATGCCGATGGTTGAAAAAGGTGGAAAAATGATCCCAGCCTTTGCTGCTGATGGTCAAGGCAAGATGAAAGGCGGTGGTATGGCTAAGATGGCTATGGGTGGCGGCGTAAAAGCCAAAATGGGTGCAGTGAAGACTGGTAAACCCGCGATGGGCAGCGCATCTAAGCGGGCTGACGGAATTGCTGTAAAAGGTAAAACCAAAGGCAAGATGCTGGCTGGTGGCGGCATGACGTCCAAAATGAAAGCCGGTGGCGGCGTCATGTCCAAGATGAAAGCCGGTGGCGGTGTCATGTCCAAGATGAAAAAGTCTGGTGGGGCCTACAAATGAGACCGAGTCGGGGCATGGGAGCGGTTAGCCCATCTAAGATGCCAAAGGCAAAAACCATCAAGCGGAAAGACAAACCGCAGGATGTTAAAATGTTTGCTGGTGGCGGCCTTTATGCCAACATCGCCGCAAAGAAAAGACGTATTGCTGCGGGGTCTGGTGAAAAGATGCGTAAGGTTGGAGAAAAAGGCGCTCCTAAAAAGAGTGACTTTGCCGCTGCCGCAAAAACTGCATCTTATAAATCAGGCGGGGAGTCTCGTGTAAACGAGGCTGGAAACTACACCAAGCCCGGACTACGGAAGTCTATCTTTGAGCGTATTAAGGCTGGCGGTAAGGGTGGTGCTCCGGGTCAGTGGAGCGCCCGTAAAGCTCAGATGATGGCTATGCAGTACAAGAAAGCTGGCGGTGGGTATAAGTGAAGTGGTCGGATAAGCGCAAAAAGTCCGTTGACTGCAATAACCCAAAAGGTTTTTCAGAAAAAGCACATTGCGCTGGACGAAAGAAAAAGATGGCTGGTGGTGGATTGGCAAAGTCCCAGCAGAGTTTGAAAGATTGGACTGCTCAAAAGTGGAGGACTAAAAGTGGCAAACCTTCTACGCAAGGACCGAAGGCTACAGGGGAAAGATACCTCCCTTCCGCCGCCATCAAAGCGCTCTCGCCGCAAGAGTACGCTGCCACCACCCGAGCCAAGCGTGCAGGAAAAGCCGCAGGAAAACAGTTCGTGGCTCAACCCAAAAACGTGGCTAAGAAAACTGCGGGGTACAGGTAATGGCAACTAGCGGCACTGTTGCTTTTAATTTAGATCTCAACAATATCGTTGAGGAAGCCTTTGAGCGCTGTGGGCAGGAGTTGCGTTCTGGTTACGATATGCGGACGGCTCGCCGTTCTCTTAATCTACTGACCATTGAGTGGGCTAATCGAGGCATTAATCTGTGGACGATTGAGCAGGGAGTTATTCCTATGGTTCAAGCCCAGATTTGTTATGCGTTACCTATTGATACTATTGATTTGATGGACATGGTAATTCGTACCCAGACAGGTATTAGTCAGAGTGACATTAATATTAACCGGATTTCTAGTAGCACTTACTCTACGATCCCTAATAAAAATGCTCAAGGCCGACCCATTCAAGTTTGGATTGATCGTCAAACAGGTGATACCAATACAACCTCTATTACTTTAAACGGTGCTGTAACTTCAACAGCAACTACGATTACTCTTAGTTCAGTGGTTGGGTTAAATTATGTTGGGTTTATTAAAGTTGATAATGAAACTATTGGATACAATCAAATATCAGGTAATGTACTTCAAAGTTGTGTTCGTGGGGTAGATAACAGTACCGCTGCTTCTCATACAAGTGGCACAGCCGTGTCGGTACGCAATCTGCCTAATATCTGTGTGTGGCCTTCGCCGGATCAGTCTAATTTTTACACGTTTGCTTACTGGCGGCTCCGCAGGATTCAAGACGCTGGTAATGGGGTAAACACTGAGGATATCCCGTTCCGTATGTTGCCGTGTATGGCCGCAGGATTAGCTTATTACTTGTCTTTAAAAATACCTGGAGCAGAGCAACGAATTCAAATGTTAAAAACTTTTTATGAAGAACAATGGACATTAGGCTCAAGTGAAGACCGAGAAAAGGCTTCCTTGCGTTTAGCTCCACGACAGTATTTTTATTGAGGATGAGCAATGGCCGGTCCAAAGTTTGCCTCGGGCAAGAAAGCGATAGCGGAGTGCGACAGATGCGGGTTTCAGTACAAACTGAAAGAGTTGAAAAAATTGGTCATCAAGACCAAGAATATAAACCTGCTCGTCTGCCCTACCTGCTGGGAGCCAGATCAGCCACAGTTACAGTTGGGGATGTATCCGGTGTACGACCCGCAGGCGTTAGAGAACCCAAGAAAGGACAACTCTTACTTGCAAGCTGGTCTAACAGGGATTCAGACCGAGACATTGACGGCTCCGAACGATGATGAAGATGCCTTTGGATTACCGTCAGGTGGCAGTAGAATTTTTCAATGGGGTTGGAATCCTGTTGGTGGTGCAAGTGCTAATGATGCAGGGTTAACCCCTAATAACTTGGTTTTGAGCATAACGCTTGGAACTGTAACTGTGGTTACAACTTAGGAGTAAAAGATGAAAAAGAAAGAAATGAAGAAGGTGGCTAAGACTGAGGTTAAGGCCCATGAGAAAAAGATGCACAAAATGAAAGCCGGTGGCCCAACTTCTATGGACAGAATGAAGTACGGAAGAAATATGGCTAAGGTGATGAACCAGCGTTCAAGCGGAAGGGGTCGATAATGGCTAAATTTTCTAAAAAGGTTGGTGGTAAAGAGATCGGCCCTGCCGAAGTGTATGCAGCCCCCCATACCATGACTGGAAAAGAGACGGACGTTCAGACCTACATGAAACATGAAACCGGAGCGCAAGTCGTGGACAAAATTAATATGTCTATCGGCGTGATTAGCAAAGGTAACTATGCTCCCGTTAATCCTTATGGGGTCGGTGAGATGCGTGGTTACGGCGCTGCAACCAAGGGTCGTAAGATTAGTGGAAAAATGGGATGAATTACACGCAGTTAACCGCCTCAATTAAGGCATATTCAGAAAACGACTTCCCACAGGCTGTGGGGGCAGGTGGTCTTACGTCTGCTGAACAGATTTCTCGGTTTGTTCAACAGGCTGAACAACGTATATTTAATTCAATCCAATTTCCTGCTTTAAGAAAAAATGTAACTGGAAGCACTACATCTGGTAATAAATATTTAGCTACACCAGCAGATTGGTTGGCTACGTTTTCGTTGGCTAGAATTAATGATGATAATAGTCAAGATTTTTTACTTAATAAAGACGTAGAGTTTATTAGAGAAGCATTTCCATACCCTGCAACAACAGGTGCCCCAACGCATTACGCTATTTTTGATGACAATACGTTTATTTTAGGTCCGACTCCAAATGCTTCTTTTAGTATGGAGTTGCATTATTTTTACTATCCAGAATCCATCACTACGGCCAGTACATCTTGGTTAGGAAATAACTTTGATACGCTTTTGTTGTACGGCTCGTTGCTTGAAGCTGCAGCTTTTATGAAATCTGACGCAGATGTGATTAAAAATTACACAGACCGATATAACGAAGCCTTTGTCATGGCTAAACAACTTGGTGATGGCAAGGATCGTCAGGATATGTATCGTACTGTGCAGGTAAGGTATCCGGTGAAATAATGGCTTTCCAAGGAAACTTTACTTGTAACTCCTTTAAAGAAGCGCTATTTAAAGGTGATGTAGACTTTTTGGTTGATACGATCAAGATTGCACTTTATGACAATAACGCAACGCTGAACGCTTCTACCACAGCTTATACCGCAACAGATGAAGTCGTGGCAAGTGGTTATTCAGCAGGTGGTAATACATTGACTCCAACTGTTAGTTTGTCTGGCAGCATTTCATTCGTAGATTTTGCAAATACTTCGTGGAGTGCCGCTATTACTGCCCGTGGCGCTTTGATTTACAAAGACAGTGGGACAGCAATCTGTGTTCTGGACTTTGGTTCAGACAAAACGTCAACTACAACCTTTACGGTTGAGTTTCCTGCAAACAGTTCTGATTCAGCACTTATACGATTAAATTAAATCATGAGCACAGCACTTACAGGAATTATAGGAAAAGCCCCGCAGGTGAAAATATCCAGCGAGCGTCCTTTGGAAAAAGACCTTTACAGATTGATGTGGGAGCGTCCTGAGTATCGCAAAGTTGCTCCGGGGGAAGGGGCAGCGTTTGATTTTTTAGCTCAAGCTAAACCGCCTCGGGGTTCTTCTATTATTGATCTTGGGTGTGGCACAGGTCGTGGTTCATTGAATTTGGCTTTCTTTGGCGGGCTAGATGTCACAATGTTGGACTTTGCTGATAATTGCTTAGATCCAGACATCCGTCCTATGCTGGAGACCCAGAAGCACGTAATGCGATTTTTAGAGCATGATTTGTCCCAGCCTTTAAGTATTAAAGCTGCTTATGGTTTTTGCACTGACGTTATGGAGCATATTCGACCCCACCACGTAGATAGGGTCTTGGATAATTGTTTACAGGCTTGCCAACATGTTTTCTTCCAAATCTGCACAGAAGACGATCAAATGGGTAAGTTATTAGGACACCAATTGCATTTAAGTGTTCACCCATACGAGTGGTGGTTAAAAAAGTTTAATGATCGTAGTTGTTTAATTCACTGGTCTAAAGAAGCTGATGGCTACGCTTACTTTTATGTTTCTGCTTGGGCCTCTGGCAATGACATCGTAAATTGCGGAGTTTTAAATACAACCGAAGAAAAAGTTAAAGAAAATGTTAAGCACAACATTACTTTAGGCTTTCAACAGGTTCAGCCACACCCAACAAATGATGTAGAAGTCATGATTGTTGGCGGTGGGCCTTCTTTGGCTGAGAACATCGAGGAAATTAAAAAACTGCGTGAAGATGGTGTCAAACTTATCACCATTAACAACGCTTATAAGTACTGCATTGATAACGGGATCACGCCATCTGCAATGGTTATGGTTGACGCCCGGGAGTTTAATAATCGTTTTGTTGAACCAATCATTCCTGATTGCAAGTACTTTATTGCCTCTCAGTGTGACCCTAGCGTGTTTTCCAAAGTCCCCAAAGAACAAACATACATCTGGCATACCAGCACTGAAATTTTGAATGATATTTTGGCAAGTCAATATCAGCGTTGGTTTCCTGTGCCTGGAGGTTCTACGGTTTTATTAAGAGCTATTCCTTTGTTTAGAATGCTTGGATTCAAACGGTTTCATATTTTTGGTTGTGATTCATGTTTAGATGGCGATAAACATCATGCCTACGAACAGAAAGAAAATGATGGTCAGCCTGTAGTCCCAGTTAATGTTGGGGGTAAAATTTTTCAATGCCATCCGTGGATGATTTCACAGGCACAAGAGTTCATCGACTTAATCAAGATGTTGGGTGATGAAATTGAGTTGGATGTTCGTAGCGGGTTACTTC